GGATGGATCACCGTCNAGTACTTATATTACTCCTAAGACGTATTATCCAGCAATGACATAATGGCAGCAGGAGTTATTAAAAAAGTTATTAAAGAAGTCATTAAGAAGGTACCTAAGAAGAAGAAGAAGGTAAAAGTTCCTTTAGAAGTTAAAAAAGGACCACGAGCAGATAAAACGGATAATTTTGGTAGTCCTCTTTCTGAAAAAGGCAGTCCTTATCAAACTGTTGATGAATTAGCTGCACCTCTTCATAGAAGACAGAGATATTATGAAGTAGGTACGGAAAAGAAAAAATTAAAAGAAGCAGGGGAAAGAATTTCTAAATGGTTTAGAAAAAAAGATGGAAAAGGTCTGACAACTGATTACACACAACCTAAATTACCTGGTTTAAAAGAAGGTGGATTAATTAAAGGTTTTCCTAAACTAGCTAAGAAGGGTTGGAAATAATGGCAAATTATTCACAAGGTAAATATGCAAAAATGATTTCAGACCGATCTGGTCTTGCATTTCCTTATAGGGAAATGGTTCAAGAATGGACAGGTATGTGGGTGCATAGTTCTGAATATGAACCTAAACAACCACAACTAATGCCACGACCCGTGATCGGTGATCCACAAGGATTGGCTCATGCAAAGCCTTCTCGTAAAGCTTTTGCTACAGCGGTTGCTTTAGATAATAATCCTTTTACTACAACTGGAAGTAGCACATCGGTTACAGTTAAATGTAAAAATCAACCTTTCTCTAGTGATCGATTATATTCGTTTTACGAATGTAGCCAATGCTGTTGGAGGAGTAGCTAAAGCTACTTTAGAATTAACAACTACTTTAGATGGAGACATTACAGATAGTGCTACGAGTTTAGTGCTAGCTGATAGTTCTGAGTTTGTAGTTCCAGGTTATATTTGTATAGCAAAATTTACTAATGATGCTTCTTATGATGAAGGAAATGATGTAAGTGAAACTATTTACTATACAGCCAATAACACGAGTACTAATACATTATCAGGATTAACACGAGGAACAGCTGCTCCAGTAAATGGAATAACTCCTTTGGATACAACNGCNGGATCTCATAGTAGCGGAGCAAAAGTATATGGCTCTTATAAAATTACAAAACAAACAACAACTGAAACTATTGCTTCTCCGCCAGGATCAGTTACAGTAAGTAATAGTTTTACGTTTAGTTTAAAAAACAATGCGTCCAGTACGGCAACAGGTGGAGGATTTTTCGCTTTTGGTGGACCAGTGAATGAGAGACCATAATGTCAGGAATTAGTTATACAACATTAGTAACACAGATTAGAAACTACACAGAAGTAGGAGATACGGTTCTTACTACAGCTGTTCTAGAAAGTCTTATTTTAAATGCTCAACAAAGAATCATGATGGATATTCCGATTGATTCAGATCGAAAAGCACAAACGGGTAACTTAGTGGTTGGACAAACAACTATTAACTGTCCTGCTGGAGCTCTTTTTATTAGAGGAGTTCAAGTATATACCTCTACGTCTGCTGTAACCGGAGATAATGAATGGCTCTTAAAACGAGATCAGACTTTTTTACAAGAATATGTTCCATCTACCGAATCAGCTAAAAGAGGAAAACCTAAATATTATGCCATGTTTGGAGGAGCAACTGGTTTATCGGATACTACTTCTGGAAGAATAATGGTGGCTCCAGTTCCAGATGCTACTTATTCATTTCAAATTCATTATAATCTAATGCCAGCTACTTTAGAATCTGGTAATGAGACTAATTATATTAGTTTAAATTTCCCTCAAGGGCTATTATACTGCTGTTTAGCAGAGGCTTATGGGTATTTAAAAGGTCCAATGGATATGTTGACACTTTACGAAAACAAGTATAAACAGGAGATAGAGAAATTTGCAGGAATGCAAAATCGGACGAAGACGAAGAGACGATTATACGGATGGAACAGTTCGTATACCGATCGAGTCTCCGCCTCAATAAACTAGGAGTAAACTATGGCAATAACATCAGCAGTCTGTACATCATTCAAAGTAGAACTTTTGGAAGGCAAACATAATTTTACTAATTCTACAGGTGATACATTCAAAATTGCATTGTATACAAGTTCAGCTACTCTAGGAGCCTCGACTACAGATTATGACCGCGACTAATGAAATCACAAATACATCTGGAACAGCTTATACAGCTGGCGGAAAAGCATTAACAAATGTTACGCCAACTTCAAGCTCTACAACAGCTTACACTGATTTTTCTGATGTTTCATGGACGTCGGCATCGTTCACTGCTAACGGAGCTTTAATCTACAACACAACAACGGGCACCGGGTCAGGAACTACTGACGCTGTATGTGCCATTGCTTTTGGTGGAGATAAAACAGCGACTAGCGGAACTTTCACAATTCAATTCCCAACAGCTGACGCATCAGACGCGATCCTAAGAATAGCATAGGAGCTTCGTCATGGCTGATATAACTGTATCAGTAACTGGCGTACAGGCGATTGTTAATCCAACTCGCTGGAACGCTCAAAATACGCCTTATGGAGAAGGTGCATGGAATACAGGAGGATTTACTAGCGAAGATGTAATTCCAGGATGGGGTCATTTATCTTGGGGTAGAGCTAATTGGGGCGATTTAGATATTTACGAAGAAGGTTGGGGAAGAAGTACCTGGGGTAATGAACCTTGGGGAGGCACGCATAATACAAATGTTGCTGTCACAGGATTATCAGTCACAGCTAGTTTAGGAACTGCAACATCAGTTATAGATGTTACTGTTCAACCAACTGGTTTAGAAGTCACATCAAGTTTAGGAACAGTCACACCAGTGACCGACGTCACTGTTGCACCAACCGGAGTATCTTCAACAGCATCAATAGGATCTGTCACAGTAGCAGATCAAGTTATGGGTTTAACAGGAGTCAGTGCAACTGCTTCTATTGGATCGGTAAGCGTTATTGATCAAGCAGTCGGAGTATCATTAGATGCAATGACAGCAGGAATAGGTTCGGTTACTATTCCAAATGTAGGTGTTCCATTAACAGGAGTTGAAGCAACCGCTTCATTAGGTACTCCAGTTATTTTTTCAGGTGTAGTAGTAACACCAAGTGGTTTAAGTGCTACCATGTCTCTTGGAAGCGTAACTCTTCCAAACGTAGGTATTCCATTAAGTGGTTTTGAAATGACGGCTTCTGTAGGAGAATTGAGTCCTGCTACAGTGACAGGAGTTTCAATGTCAGCAATGACAGGCTCGGTAGGCTCTGTAGTTATTGAATCTAAGTACGCAATTACAGGGTTATCGATGACTGCTTCTTTAGGAACGATTGCAGAAATAGATGATCAAGTTGTAGGATTCTCAATGGATGCTATGACAGCATCGGTTGGAGCGCCTGGAATCATCCATTACGCGGATGTTGACACAGGATCAAATACGTCTTATAGTAATGTTTCAACGGGCTCGAATACATCATATTCAAGTGTTGCAACTGGATCAAATACCAGCTATACGGACGTAGACGGCAAAGCAGCTTAGGAGAATAAAATATGGCATCGACATATACAAATTTAGGTGTAGAAAAAATGGCTACTGGCGAGAATGCCGGTACATGGGGAACAAAAACTAATACAAATTTAGAACTTTTAGAACAAATAGCAGGTGGCTATATAGCTCAATCTATTGCAGGTGGAGCACAGACTACAACATTAACGGTGTCTGATGGCGCAACAGGCGCAGCAATGGCAACTAAAGTCATTGACCTCACAGGGACAATTACAGGAAATCAAATTGTAACCATTCCTGACGGAACAGAAATGCAATATGTAGTTAAGAATTCTACGAGCGGTGGTTATACCGTTCAAGTTAAAGGAGCATCCGATGGAGGCTCTGGATATACTTTCTCAACAACTAATAAAAAAACCGCTCTCATCTATATGGATGGGTCTGATGTTAATGAAATTACTACAGGTGGAGATGTAGTTGATGATACTTCTCCTCAATTAGGCGGTGATTTAGATGTTAATGGATATGATATTGTTTCCACATCTAATGCAGATATTGATATTGTTCCTAATGGAACTGGAGATGTAGTTTTAGCAGCGGATACTGTTAAAGTTGGAGATGCGGCAGCAGCAGCAGTTTTAACTTCTAATGGCGCTGGAACTTTTAACTGTTACTACAGGAGGAACAGAAAATTTAATTTTAAATACTAACGGAGGAACTAATTCTAGTAATATTACTATTACGGATGCGGCTAATGGAGATGTTACAATTAATCCAAACGGTACA